ATGGCTGGACAGCTCGTTGTCCGTTTTTCCTCCCCAGGCCGCTTCAGCGGCCTATTTGACCTGATGGGGGGCCGACATGAACGAGGACGGGTCGAAGTCGGTCTGGAACAGGAGCTGGCGACCCGTCACGACATAGGCGCCGCCGAGCGGACGGCGCTGCGTTCCCAGGCCCGGGCCATCGACCGCGCCGACCTCGAGCGCGACCCTGACGCAGTGACCCGAGCAAATGCCGTCTACCTGACCATGAGGGTGGAGGCTGGATTGAGTGCAAGCGGTGCCAAACCTCCCGACCTCATGGCCGATCTCATGGCCGAAATCGCTCGGTCCGGCCCCGTCATTAGCGACCAGGCGCACGAGTAGGCCGACCTACGGCCCGACCGTAGGAAAGCTGTACGCGGCGCTCGGACGCCCGCTGATGCCGTGGCAGCAGTACGTCGTGGACGTTGCTCTAGAGGTCGACGACGACGGCCGCTTCGCCTACGCGCTCGTCGTCGTGACCGTGCCCCGACAGAGTGGCAAGACCGTGATCACCGGCGGCGTGCTCGACCACCGGGCCATGATCACGCCCCGCGCTCGGTGCTACTTCACGATGCAGACGGCCAAGGACGCGGTGGACTGGCTCATAAACGAGCACTGGCCGCTGCTCGGTCCGTTCGCCAACGCGGTGACGCTGCGCCGCCAGGCCGGCTCCGAGCACGTCTGCTACGAGCATTCGGGCGGCCTCATCCGGCCGTTCCCGCCCAACCCGACCGGCCTGCACGGCAAGACCAGCGACCTCGTCGTCGTCGACGAGTGCTGGGCCTTCGACATCCTCCGGGGCCAGCAGATCGACCAGGCCGTGGTCCCGACCCAGGCGACGAAGCCCAACGCCCAGGTCTTCAAGGTCTCGACGGCCGGCGATAGCACCTCGGCCTGGTGGCTCGGCACGGTCGAGACGGGCCGGGCCGCGGTGGCGGCGGACCGCCTCGACGGCGTGGCCTACTTCGAGTGGTCCTGTCCAGACGAGCTGGACCCGACCGAACCGGAGTCCTGGCCGCTCTACCACCCGGCCTACGGGCGCACGATCCACGAGCCGTCCATGCGGGCCGCGCTCGACATGCTCGGCCCCGACGAGTTCGCCCGGGCCTACGGGAACAAGTGGGTAGCCGTCATCGCCCGGGTCATCCCGCTCGGCGCCTGGCGGATGGCAGCGGATGAGGACGCGCCCATGCCGACGGTTGGCCGGGTCGCCCTCGGCTTCGACGTCGCGGTCGACCGCTCGGACGGCGCCATCGTGGCGGCCTGGCGTGACGCCGACGGCACGGCCCACCTCGAGGTGGCCGACTACCGCTCGGGCGTCGGCTGGCTTCCGGGGCGCCTGGCCGAACTGCGCTCACGCTGGGAGCCGCGCGCGCTCGCCTATGACGCGGGCGGACCGGCGCTCGACGTGGCCGACGTCGTAGAGCGCGGGGGTTCCAAACCCGACGGCCTCGCACCGCGTGAATACGCCGCGGCGTGTGTGAGCCTCCTAGAAGCGCTCTGCAGCGCTCCGCCGTCCGTGCGCGTGCGCCCCCACCCCGCGCTCGATACGGCGGCAGGTGGGGCCGCACGGCGTGCTCTGGGCGACGCGTGGGTGTGGGGGCGGCGACAGTCGGCTGTCTCGATCGCTCCACTGACCGCGGCGACCGTCGCGCTGTGGGCTTATGACCACGCCCCGGCGCTCGGGCCGTTCCGGATTTACTAGGGATGCCGTCCGGCGTCGCCAATCTCCCCCACCGGCCGGCGTCGGGCGGTAATGCTTGCTTTACCTGCCCTAACGCGGGAAGGTTGACGCGCCCATGTCGCTGACAGCAACCCCGGTCGGGCCGATGATCACGAGCGGGCGGGCGCGCAGCGCCATGCCGCCGGGTATCAACCTGCTCGCCGGCGTCGGACCCTACGTGGTCGACGCCACGACGGCGCGCCAGGTGCCCGCGGTAGGGCGGGCGCTGTCGCTGTATTCGGGCATGGTCAAGCAGATGCCGATGGAGGCCTACCGCGGGTATACGCGCCTCGACAGTCAGCCGCGCATGCTGTCCCGCCCCGACATGGACAACGCCGGCAGTTGGTTCGTCCAGGTCAACGTCGAGGATTACCTGCTCAACGGCAACGCCATCAGCTATGTCACCGCCCGGGGGGCTGATGGCTGGCCGCTGAGCTCGGTGTGGCTTCCGGTGCAGTGGGTCAACATCATGTGGAACTGGTCCGACCCGACCGGGGCGGCCCAGAGCTACTACTACCTGGGCCAACAGCTCGCCAACGAGGACGTGGTGCACGTCAAGCGCGGCGCCGATCGCTTCTATCCGGTGCGCGGGGTGGGCGTCGTCGAGGAATACCTGAACACGCTGGACCGCGTGGCGATGGAGGAGGAATACGAGCGCGGGGCGCTGGCCAACGGCGCGGTCCCGTCCATCGCGGTCATCACCCCCCAGGCGACGCTGACCCAGGAGGTCGCCGATGAGGCCAAGGGCGCCTGGATGGACAAGTTCTCAGGCCCCGTGCGCGAGCCGGTCATCCTGCCCAACGGCACGGTCATCCAGCCGCTCGCCTGGTCGCCCACCGACACCCAGCTGAACCAAGCGCGCCAGCTGTCGATGATCGACGTGTCCAACATTTTCAACCTGAATTCGTATTGGACCAACGCCCCGGGCGCGTCGATGACCTACCGCACCGCCGGGCCGTTGTACCAAGAGATCTTGCGCACCTCGATCGAGCCGGTGCTGGCCGACTTCGAGGACGTCTGGTCCAACGCCTGGCTGCCCCGCGGCACCACCATCCGCTTCCAGCGCAGCCAGCTCCTGCGCGAGGACCTCGCCACGTCGATGACGGCCGCGGTGGCCGGCGTAGGTGCAGGCATCATGTCGGTCCCCGAAGCCCGCGTCATGGTGGGCCTACCGCCCCAGAGCTTCGGCGCCACCGGGGCGACGGCCGACCTGTCCGGCACCTCGACCGCGTCACCTGATGACCCCAACGCACCGCTCGCGCCCGACACCGGCGAGGCAGGAGGAGTCCAGTCATGACCCAGATCGCACCCGAAAGCCGTACCTACGGCACCCGGCTCGAGCTCGTCGACACCGAGCTGACCGGCAAGCCGTACCGCTACCTCGAGGGGCGCGCCGTGCCCTACGACACCTGGGGCGACGTCGGGATGTTCATGGAGCGCCACGCCGGGGGCAGCTTCAAGCACTCGACGTCGGGCGGTGCGGGCAAGAAGCTGCCGCTGATGCTGTTCCACGACCGGGCCCGTATCCCCGTCGGCGTGGCCGAGAAGTGGACCCACGACGACGGCCTGATTGGCGTCTGGCGTCTCGACGCCTCGGCCGAGGCCCAGCGCGCCGCCGAAGCGGCCGCTGACGGCCTGCTGGTCGGGCTGTCGGTCGGTTTCCAGCCGCGCTCATCGGAGTGGGAGTTCCGCTCGTGGGACGAGTGGGATCCGGCGCTCGGGCCCGAGCACAAGGACAAGGTGACCCACCTCGAGTCGCGTCTGGTCGAGGTGAGCCTGACGCCCACACCGGTGTTCGAGGACGCCGGCGTGTCAGAAGTGCGCACCGTCATGGACGCGTTGGAGATCCGCGAAGCCAAGGTCAAGCGCCCCGAGCGAGCGGTGGATGCTTGGCGCAAGTGGCGCGACGCATTAGAGTCCGCCACCAGCGACTAGACCGCGGCCGGTCCGTTCCGGCGGCCGACTCGACGGCCGGGCTCTGCGCCCATCGTCGGGTCATCGTGGGGACAACGTGGCGCCTGCATCTGTTGGCCCCAGTCCACCCTGTTGGAAAGGAACGGCACCATGCCCAACGTTGTCCTTGACCGCCTGCGCGAACAGCGCGACGAGCAGATCTCGACCATCGACGCCATTCTCGGCCAGGTAGGCGAGGAGCGCGACCTGGTCGACGCCGAGCGCAATTTGCTCGAGGCGGCCCGTCAACGCATCAACGAGATCGACGCCCAGATCGAGCCGCTGGCCGGCTTCGAGGCCCTGCGCGGACAGCACAACGACAAGCTCGCGACGCTGCCGCGCCCAGAGCCGACCCCGGTGCGATCCGCCGCCGTGCCGAATCGCCCCGTCCCCTGGTCGACGCCGGGCGAGTTCCTCGTGGACTACATGCGGGCGAACGGCTACATGGACCAGTCGCGGGTACGCGACGAGGCCGCGGCGCAGCGCATCGCGGCGGGCTACCAGATGCGCGCCGACCAGACCACCGCCGACACCCCGGGCCTCTTGCCAACGCCGATCGTCGGCCAGGTCGTCTCGCTCATCGACGCCAACCGGCCGCTGATCACAAGTCTCGGCGGCACCCGGGCGCTCGGCGGCATCGCCGGCACCAGCTTCACCCGCCCCAAGATCACCACGCACACACAGGTGGGGCTGCAGACGGCGGAGAAGACCGCGCTGCCGTCGCGCAAGATGACCATCACGGCGGTCCCGTTCACCAAGGCCACCTACGGCGGTTACGTCGACATAAGCCGTCAAGACATGGACTGGAGCCAACCAAGCGCCTGGGACATTCTGGTGCGCGACCTGGCCGACACCTACGCCGTACAGACCGAGGGCGCGGTGGCCGCCGCGTTCGGCACCGCGGCCACTGGCACCAAGCCGCCCGCCCTGCCGGCGACACCGGTGCTCGGCGACTGGGCCAAAGGTCTCTACACCGCGGCGATGCACTCCTACAACGCCGGCCTGCGCATGCCCGACCGCATCTGGTGCAGCCTCGACGTGTGGGCCGCCCTCGGTTCGCTCGTCGACACGACCCGCGTCGTGCTCCCACCCGACAGCTCGGCCGGGAGTCCCGACACGCCACTCGACACGTTCGACATCGGCGGGAGCTCGCTGGCCGACTTCCGCGGCGATGTGCTCGGCCTGCCGCGTGTGGTCTGTCCGCAATTGGTGCCCAAGACCTGCATCGTCGGACCGTCGACGCTTTACGAGGCGTACGAAGAGGTCGTGGGGCTGCTCAGCGTCATAGAGCCGTCGATCCTCGGCGTCCAGGTTGCCTATGGCGGTTACCTGGCCATGGGGTCGCTCGGCGCCACCGCGTTCGTAGCGCTCGACCTCTCGGCGGTCACCAGCCTGCCGACGATGGCCGAGGACGAGGGCGACGAGCCCCAGGTCGAGGCCGTCCAGGCGGACGTCGAAGAGCCGGGCTCGGGACCGGGCACCCCTAGGCGACGGAAGGCCTAGGGCAAATGGCGAGCGGCAACTGGCCGAGACTGGCCGACGTCCGGTCGTGGCTGCGTCTCGCGCCCGACCCGGGCGAAGACGCGGTCATCGACCAGTGCCGCCTCGCCGCCATCGCCTACGGCATCGAACGCACCACGCGGGCCCTGACGCTGTCCGACGGCACCGTGACCTACGTGTCGCCGTGGCCGTCGGATACAACGATCCTGCCCGATGCCCTGTTCCAGGCGTGCGCCATGGACGCGGGCCGCATCTATCGCCGGCGCGATTCTCTCGACGGGACGATCGCGTGGGGGGACATGGGTGTGGTCCGCGTCGGACGCGCCGACCCCGACGTCGAGAGGCTCTATGGGCTCTATGCCCCGCTGGTCTTCTCTTGAGCTGGCAGCGCGCTCCAGTGGCCGCGGCGATCGCGGATGTGCTGAGCGACAAGGTGCCGGTGTCGTGCTTCGCCACGCCGCCCGAGACGCTGAACCCGCCGGCGTATGTCTGCGCCTACCCGCGCACGGTCACCTATGACGCGAGCAGCTTCGGCGTCGACCTGGTCGAGTTCGTGTTGGGGGCCTACGCCGGCCCCAACGACGTCGACGCCCTCGACGAGTTGCTCTCAGAGGCTCGGGCGGCTCTGTCGGTCGACCCGGGCCTTTCGGGCACGGTGCAGTCGCTCGTGCCGATGAGCCAGAGCAATTGGCGCCGCGTCGCCATCGCGGCGGGCAATATCTCGGCGTTGGCGGCCGACCTCGTCCTAGAGATCCGAATGTGAGAAGGGAGCACCACCCATGACCCAGACCAACGGCGGCAACGGTGGCACCAAGGCAGCCAACGGCGGGGGCGTCGACCTGCTCGACGCCAGCGTGACCGCGACCGGCGACCCCGTACCGCCGATCGCCAACCCGCTGATCCTCAACGACGCCTATTACGAGCTCAACGGGGTGAACCTGCGCTGTCTCGTCAAGCACATCGAGATCGTGCCGGAGAACAAGCTAGTGACCGTGACGAGCTTCTGCGCGGAAACCGACTATCCCGGCGTCACCAAGTGGCACCAGAAGATGACCTTCTACCAGACCTTCGACACCGGGGCGGTCTACTCGACGCTCAATGCCGCCTATCAGGCCTACCTCAGCGGCGGCACGCCGGCCACCTTCAAGGCGCGCCCGCACGCGAGCCTTGTGGCGGCGTCGAACAACCCGATCATCACGGGCCAAGTCATTCCGATGCCCTTTGAGCTGTTGATCGGTGACGCCGGCGCCGCCTCAGAAGTCGCCATCGACTGGAACTGCATCGCGCCGCCGACGGTCAACACCGGCGCCATCGCCGCCACGACGGCCACGGCCGGCTTCCCGGGCTTCTACAGCCCGAGCGGTGCCACGGTGCCGGCCAACCTGGCCGGGCTCACCGGCATCACCGCGTCGCCGGCCACGGCATGGACGACGGGCCAGTACATCATCACGGCCGACCTCATCGGCGCTCACTGGTCCGGTAGCGCCTGGGTCGTGGGCAAGGCATGACCGACACTGAGTGGGTCGTCCTGCTGATCGAGGTGGGCGTCATCGCGTTGGTGACAACGCTGGCGTGGTTGGGCGTCGGGCGGCGCTAGGTGGCCGCTCCGACGACCACCGTCGTGGGGCTGGGCGCCCTGGAGGGCGACGTCAAGCGACTAAGTGCGCCTGGGGGAACGCTCGACCACGCGCTGAGCCAGGCCGGCACGACCGCCATGGAGCCCGTCGCCGCCCAGACGCGCTCGAGCTACCCGCACGAGTCGGGGCGCCTGGCCGGCTCGGTCAAGATCGCCAGCGAGCCCTACGGTGCGTCGATCACCGTCGGCGGAGCGGACGTTCCGTGGGCCGGTCCGGTCGACTTCGGCGGCTATCCCGGTGGTCGGGCGTACATCGCCGGCGGCCGCTATCTGTTCCCCGCCGCCGAGCAACTGAACGCCAAGGCGGTCGATCTCTACAGCGCCGCCACCCAGCGGGCGCTCGACGGCTTCTCTTGGACCAACGCCACCACGAGCGCGGAGGCCGTGCATGACTGAGCCCTACGACGCCGAGCCGCCGACCCAGCAGTTTTCGGCCGTCTCGGCTGACGAACCGTTGCCGACGCTGGTCCACGTCTCCCAGGCCTTCAGCGCGCGCCTCCCGTCTCAGCGCGTGCTCGACATGGTTACCAAGATCGAGGGCATCGACTTCGCCGCCCTGGCGACGTCGGCCCCGTTCCGCCTCGTGGCCTTCCGAGCGTTGCTGCGCGACTATCCGAGCCGAGACCCGACGTCACTGTGGATGCACGCCTATGACGTCGAGGTCGAGGTGACCGATGCAAACCCTACGAACGGCAGCTCGCCGATGCTCGGGCCCATTTCTGCCGTTATTGGCGAATGACGCCGGGCCAGATTGACGAGCTCTGCGACGAGGACTTCGCCGCCATGGTGCGACTGATGCAAGCCGAGGCCGAGGAGATCGCCCGAGCGAATAGGACGCGCTAGTGGCGGGTCCGTCGCTCATCGTCAAGCTGCTGGGCGACGTCACCGGGCTGGGCAAGTCGTTCTCCGATGCCGGGACCAAGGGCGCGAGCGCGGCGTCGGGTATCCACAGCGCCTTCTCGTCCATGCTCGGCCAGCTCAATTCGACCGGCGTGCTTGGTCCCTTCGGCACCGCCCTCGAAACCGCCAATGGGTCGCTCGAAAAGATGGGAGGCCACGCCAAGAACACGAGCGACAAAATGATCGGCCTCGGTGGCGCGGCGCTCGGCGTGGGCCTCTCGCTGTCCACGCTCGGTTCTAAGGACCAGGCGGCGCACCAACAGCTACAGGCCTCGATCACCGCCAGCGGCCACTCTTACGACCAGTTCAGCGGCAAGATCGACGAGGCCGTCAAGCATCAGGAGAAGTTCGGCCACACCGCGGATGAGACGCAGAACGCCATGCAGACCCTTACCCAGGCGACGCACAACCCGACTGAGGCGCTCAAGCTGATGAACACGGCCAGTGATCTCGCCGCGGCCAAGCACGAGGATCTCAACACGGCGGCGACGCAGTTGGGCAAGGCCTACAACGGCAGCGCCAAGATCATGAAGGAGTTCGGGATCACGACGACCGCGGCGACGGCGCCGGCCAAGGAGCTCGCAAAGGCGACCAAGTCCGCCGAGACAGCCGACACGACCCTCTCAAAGGCCAAGAGGACGTTGACCGAGCTCGAGGTGGCCGACTCCGCCAAGAAAAAACTGACCACTCTCGACGCCCTGCACCTCCAGGACGCGCAGAACAAGGTGGCCGATGCGACGACGAACGCCGCGGGCGCGCACCAGGTCCTGCGTAAGGCCGAGGACGACAACAGAAACGCGGCGAAGCTGCACGAGAAGGCGCTCGACGAGCTAGGCGGCAAGCTCAAGGGCCAGGCCTCGGCGTCGGCCAACACCTTCACCGGCCACCTGAAGGACATGCGGGCCGTGGTCACCGACCAGATCTCCCAGTTCGGTCAGAAGTATGGCAAGGCGATCGCCACCGGCGGCGCCGCGCTGGCTGGCTTCGGCTCGGCCATGAAGGGCGCCGAGGCGGCGACCAAGGCCCTTAAGGATTCCCAACTGATCCAGAGCGCGGTGACCAAGACGGCCACCGCCATTCAATGGCTGTTCAACGCCGCCATGGACGCCAACCCGATCCTGATCGTCGTCATCGCCATCATCGCCATCATCGCGATACTCGTGTTGCTGGCGACGCACTTCAAGATCATCCGCGACGCCGTCGACGATGTCTGGAAGTTCATCAAGAAAGCCTGGGACGACATCCTGGGCATATTCCAGGGCGTCTTCAACTGGATCGCCGCCAACTGGCCGCTACTGCTCGGCATCCTCACGGGCCCGTTCGGCCTCGCCGTCTTCATGATCGTCACGTACTGGAACAGCATCGTGAGTTTCTTCTCGGGTATACCCGGCAAGATCACAGCCGCCATCGGTGACGTCACGAACCTGCTCTACGACGTCGGCAAGACGATCATCAACAGCCTGTGGCGCGGCATGAAGGACATCTGGAATAACCTGACCGGCTGGATCGGGGGACTCGCGAGCCACCTCCCCGGGTTCATCAAGGGTCCGCTCGGCATCCATTCGCCGTCGACGGTGTTTCTGGCGATGGGCAACGACATCATGAAGGGGCTCGGCCAGGGCATGGCGGTCGGCTTCAACCAGCACGTGCAGCCCGCCCTCAACGCCACCGTCGCCGCACTCACCCCGACCCGCGGTGGTGGTGTGAGTGCGGGCGGCGCGCTCAGCCCCGCCATGGCGAGCTCGGCCAGCGGTCCGGCCGTGGTCGTCAACAACGCCCACTTTTCGAGCGGCGTGGACGTCGACTCCTTCATGCGCCGCGCCGCTTGGGTGGCGAGGAATCGGCTGTGACGCTCGACTCGCGCATCTCGGGCATGCCGACCTGTGTGCGTCAGGCGTGGCTCGTGCACCCCAACGGCAGCCAGATCCAGCTCGACAACCCGAGCGGGGGCTGGATGTGCCAGAGCCTCGACCTCGGCACGCCGATCATGCGCACGGTGATGAACAACAGCCCTGATCAGGACGGCATCATCGACCGCACCGCCTACATGGGGGCGCGCACCGTGGTCGCCGCCATCACCGCCCTCACCGGCGCCGGCGCCCAGATCGACGCCGTGGCCGCCAGCTTCGCCCCGTACATGGTGCCGAGCGTCCGCCCGGTGCTCCACTACGTGCTCGACCGCCCCGGGGCGCCCGAGCGGACGCTCACGCTGCGCCCCGACTCCTACGACTGGCCCATCGTGGGTGCGGCCCAGCGCGATGTCGCGCTGCAGTGGATCGCGCCGAACCCCATCGCCTATGACCCCACGCAACAGAGCCTGAGCATGGGCGTAGGGGGAAGTGCAACGCTCCGTAGCCCCGGTGACGTTCTCGTGCGTCCGCTCTTGCAGTTCACCGGGCCGCTCACGTTTCCTTCGGTCGTGTTCACCCCGTCGCCGGCGGTCGCCCTACACCCACTCGTTCGCTTCGGGTCGACCTACACCATTGCCAGCGGTGCCGTCGTGACCGTCGACTGTGCCGCGCACACGACGACCCCGGCGACCGAGCTGTCCCAGCTTGACTGGGCGAACCTCAGGTGGCCCGCGCTGCCGGTCAATCCCGGCTCGACTTTTATCCAGTTCAATCCGTCGGCGGGCACCGGCACGCTCGCCGTGTTGTGGAACAACGGGTATCTGACGTGACCATCGGTACGCCGATCCCGTCGGGGCGTGGTCGCTGGCGTCTGACGCTGCACAAACGACAGTTCGCCGACCAGACGTGGTCTCAGACCATGCTCGCCCAGCTCGACAGCGCGCGCAGCCGCAAGCTGGTCCAGGCCTGGGACATGCCCGCCGTGCTGACCTTCGACATGGACGGCCACGCCGCGGACTGCGCGCTGGCCCAAGAGCTCCAGTGTGACGTCGTCGCCTGGCGCTGGGACGAGAACAGCGGCGCTGACATTCCGGTGTTCAGAGGCATGGTCGACGCCAGCGAGGACCAGATCGACGAGCAGAGCCACACCGTGACCTTCACCTGCCACGACTACCTGGCCATGTTCAACCGGCGCATCGGGACCTCCACGACGTGGAACGTCGTCAACAACATGACCCAGGACAACATGGCCGACAACTGGCGCAACAACGCCATTATCCGGCCCTCGAGCGACAACTCGATCACCTTCACCCCGGGCGGTTATCTGCCGCTCTGGACGTTCCGGGCCAACCCCGACGGCACCGCACGTGCTGACTCGGGTGTGCTCCGCAACTACCAGGCCGAGGGCAACATGAACATTTTCAGCGAGTTCGACAAGCTGGCGAAACTCTCAGGCGGCTTCGACTACGACGTCAAACCTTTGTGCATGAATGCCAACTTCGGCGCACAGGTGGCCACGAACAGCGCGACGCGTGACGCCCTGCGGATCTTCTGGGGCGGTTTCGGCCAAGGTGTCGCCAACAACGGCGCCGTCCTTGCTTACGGCTCGAGCGTGAGCAAGATCCAGCGCCAAGTGACCTCGGCGGATTACTCGAACTACTGGCGCACGCTGGGCAACAACCAGAGCTCGAGCATGGCTGCGGTTCAGGTCTACGGCGAGGCGTGGAACTCCGACGCCAACAGCACCACGGTCGGGCTGTTCATGAGCGGCGACTCGCCGTCGGCCACCACTCCCGACGCCACATGGCTGACCGCCATGGCGCAAGGCAACGTCGGCATCTACGGCGTGCTCGCCCCGACCTACGTGGTCACGCTCACGCCGAACTTCTATACCTGGGGCCTATTCAACATGGGCGACAACGTGCCGCTCGTGATCCAGTCGGGGCGACTGGCGGTGAACACGGCCCAGCGGATCCTCGGCATCACCTACAACATCGGCGACGACGGCCAAGAGGACGTCGATCTCGTCGTGGCCCGGGCGACGACGACGCTTGGAGGAATGCTGAGAACCCAGGACCGCGCCGTCAACGCACTAGCCCGAAGATGAAAGGACCAACATGACAACCGAACCTGAGCCCCAGGTGATCCCAGAGCCCGCCCCCGAGCCCGAATCCGAGCCCAGCCACGGCGGGGCCGAGGGCGAGCAACCCGAGGAGAACGGTGGCGCTTAGGCGAGAGTGGATCGGCTCGCCCAACTACTCGAGCCGGGGCTCAGGCGTGCGCCTTGTCGTCCTGCACACCGCCGAGGGCGCCCGTACCTACCAGTCGCTCGGGTCGTACTTTCAGAGCCCCAGTGCGGGGGTGAGCTCGCATACCGGCATCGACGACACGCCCGGCGTCATCGGCGAGTACGTGCGCCGTTCGGACAAGGCGTGGACCCAGGGCAACGCCAACCCCTACAGCATCGCCGCCGAGCTCTGTGCCTTCGCCGCCTGGTCACCCGCCGAGTGGCAGCTGCACCAGACCATGCTGGCCAACTGTGCGCAGTGGGTGGCCGAGGAATGCGCCCGGTTCAACATCCCAATCCGACGCCTTAGCGCGGCCCAGGCTCAAGGCGGCCAGTCCGGCGTCTGCCAGCACGTGGACCTCGGCGCGGCCGGCGGCGGGCACTGGGACTGCGGGCCGGGATTCCCTATGGACCAGGTCATCGCCATGGCCGCCGGCGGTGCCGTGGCACCATCGACTGATTCGGAGGACAAGGAAATGGTCATCTGCTCGACGCCGTCCGGCAAGGGCTACATCTGCGTGAAACCCGACGGCAGCGTGTTCGCCTACGGCGATGCGCAATACAAGGGGGGCGCCAACAAGGCGCCCGGTCTGTCGGCCGGCGACAAGATCACTGATGCCTCTTATGTCGGCCAGGGCACCGGTTATTGGCTCATCGCCCGCTCGGGCGCGGTGTTCGCCTACGGCGACGCCGTCTACAAGGGCGGGCCCAACGCCTGATTGGCGCTCCGTTGCCGCGCTCATCCTCGCCCTCGGTGCCGCCATCGCCATCGTCGTCCTGGCATGGTCAGAGGCCGACCACCAGGTCGCCGGGCACATCTCAGAAGCCGAGTCCACCCTGCTCGCCACGGTTTTGGGCGCCATGGTCGGTGCCGTGGCCACGTTTCTCGGCATGCGCAACGGGCGCCATGACTAGCGAAAGGATGTGAGCCCATGGGCGTCACCACCCGCATCTGCGATCTCCCGGCTGCCGTCGACCTCGGCCTCTACCAGGGCGACGACTTCTCGATGACGCTCACGGTGACCGACACCGCCGGCAACCCCATCGACATCAGCGCCGGCACCGTCGAGGCCCAGATCCGCGCCACGCGCAGCTCACCGAGCGTGGCCGGCACGTTCACGACGAGCGTGGCCGTCAACGTCGTGACGCTGGCGCTCGACGCGGCCGACTCGACGTCGCTGCCCCAGCTCTGTGTCTGGGACTGCGCCCTCACCCAGGGCGCGGTGGTGACCACGCTGGCCGGTGGCCGCCTCGAGCTCATGGCGCGGGTGACGCAATGACCATGCTCGACGGCGCCCAGGTCGAGGTCGAGCTCGGCGAGCAGGTCAACGTCAACCTGGTCGGGATCGTCGGCCCGCAGGGTCCGGTCGGGCCCATGGGACCCGCCGGGGCGGCGGCTCCGTGGACCCTGCCGGCGAGCAACGGGACCGACGACACGGCCAACATCCAGGGCGCCATCAACACGCTGTCGGCCCGGCTGGCCGGGACCAACGCCATCGGTGTCATCGTGGGCGACGCCGGCTCGACCTACCAGCTCCCCAGCCTGAGCGTCAACACCGTGACCGTCGCCGGGCTGCCGGCGAACCCGGTGCAGTGCGCGCTCGTCTTGCGGTCCAACGTGCTGTTACAGGGCTGCAACTTCAACGTGCAGGGCATCCAGCCGCCCAACACCGTCTTTCTCGCGGCCATCGGCATCGCGGACGGCACCGTCCTGTGCGGGGTGGACCACTGCTCGTTCAACGGCAATGCGACCGGGCCCCAGAGCACCGAGTACCAGCACGAGGCGATCATGGCGGGCTGCGCGAACGACGTGTGGATCACCAACAACCGGTGTCAGAACTTCTACCAGTCGTTCCTGCTCACCATCGGTTACCCGGCCGGGTCGACCTTCCCGGCCCGGTGGTGGGTGCTGAACAACCGGGTCACCCGCTGCCAGGGCGGCGCCATCAAACTCAACGCGGGCGTGAGCGACGTCGTCGTCGCGGGCAACGAGCTGGGCCCGACGCTGAGCTTCCCCACCTGGGGCGCCGAGCAGATCAGCTTCAACGACGCCCACTACAACAACACGCGGGTGCTCATCAGCGGGAACACCGTCAAGGACGCGGGCAACATCAGCCTGGCCTCGGGCCAGGAGATCCAGATCGTCAACAACACGGTGCTGTGGACGAGCGCCACGGCGCTGACCGGTGCGGGCATCGTGATCCCTCTGTACCGCAACGTTCTCATCGCAGGGAACTACCTGGACCTCTCCCAGGTGAGCGTGGCCAACGGGAACGGCGCCATCCATTGCTGGAACCCCGGGTCGACGAACATATGCAACGGTCTGTCCGTCGTGAACAACACCTGCATCATCAACGCGCAGAACACCGCGGGCTGCATCTACGTGAGAGGGACAGCCGGCGGTATACCCTCTAACGTCATCTGCAAGGGCAACCAGTGCTACGGCGGTTCACAAACTGGCCTCGTCAGCAACGGGGCCATCACCGTCATCCAGTTCGACGACATCGACATCTCCGACAATGTCATCGTCTGTGACCCCTCCGTCGGGGCCTACGCCATCTACGGACAGACCCAGACCCTGGGCAGGATCGCGGGCAACGTCATCTACAACGGGGGGATCACGGTCCAGGCGGTCGGGGGGGCCAACGACATCACGTCCTGGGTGATCTCGGGTAACTCGATGTACACGACCTTCTCGGCCACCGGCGCCATCATTTGCTCCTGCCGGTGCGTCGTCACCGCCAACTCCATGTACGCCGCCGCCGCCGGGACCAGTGTCGGCATCCGGGCCGCCACCACCTTCTCCTGCACCATCGTCGGGAACAACATCAAGACGCAAGGCAATCCGTGCATCACCGAGAACACGACGGCGACGACCGGCCGACATCTGATCGCGAACAACAACCTGGCCAATACGGCCGGGGCGACCGTGACGCTGGCGGCAGCCTCGAGCGCCATCGTGAGGCACAACGTCGGCTACAACCCGATCGGGAACCTCACCGTCACCGTTCCGGCGTCGGGCACCGCCATCGCCGCGGACGCCCGGGACCGGATCTTCTACGTCACCGGGGGCACAGGGGGGGTGACGCTGGCCATGTCCACCGGTGGCACCATCACCATCCCGGCCGCGACGTGTGTGCCGGTGTCGGTGCCCGCCCAGAGCGTCTTCACCCCGACCTACACCAGCGCGCCCACCTGGGTGGTGCAGGGCTCTTAGGTGCAGTGGAAGACGCCGAGCCCGACCCCCACGAGGTGCTCGTCGGCGCCCTGGTGATCACCGTGGTGATCCTCGCCCTCGTCGTGGCGCTGTTCGCGATCTTCTGATGAGCCGGGCGCGCCAACTGGCGACGCTGTTCGTGCTGGGCGCCGGCATTCTCGCCCTCGCCATCGTGGTGTTCGTGTTGAACCGTGACACCTCGAGCGACGTGTTGGCCGTGATCGCGCTGCTCGGTGGCCTGGCCATCATTGTGAACTCGCTGCCCAGCAACCATCGCAACGGGGACAACGGGCGGGCATAATCGGGCCGACAGGTTCGCCTCCAAGCTCACCTGTTCGGTGCCGGCGGGGGCCGGGGACCCTCACACTTCCCCGTTGCTTCCTCTGAACCCCGCCGGCGCCACCAAATTGTCGCCCCGTTGCGCAGGCCTCGGCGCACACTGGTGCCCGGCGGAACGGCGGTGGCGAAAACCGAGTAGCGGGTTTCGGACAATCACTGGACAGACAACCGCCGATAATGTTCAATGTGTCACCGTGGTTGAACGGTTGCGGCTGATCGGGGACAAGGCGGCTGCCCGTCGGCTGAGGATCTCGCCCATCACGCTCGCCAACTGGCGCTCGCAGGGCAAAGGCCCTGCGTACATCAAGAGCGGGCGCACCGTGCTCTACGCCGAGGCCGACATCATCGCCTGGCAGCTCGCCCAGCGGGTCGAGCCGACCCCGTCGAAGTCGGCGTCGTGACTTTACATAACGATTGTTCGCGGCAGCGGGGCGCCGCGACGGGGGGAGAGCCGTGAGCAACGCCGTGGAATCGACCGGCGAGATCGTAGCCGTGGCCGCCACCCGGCCCGATCTGCTCTCGGCCGCCCCCGTCGCCGACGCCGTCGCCCTCCAGAAGACGTTCCACGATCTCTCGGCCGCCCTGCTCGACAAGAGCGACTACCAGCGCATCGGCGGCAAGGAGTACAAGACCAAGAGCGCCTGGCGCAAGCTGGCGGCCGCCTTCAACGTCTCCGACGAGATCGTCGAGAAGAACTACGACCGCGACCCCGAGAGCGGGCGCATCGTCAGAGCCGAATTCACCGTGCGCGCCACTGCACCGAACGGGCGTTCGACCGTGGGTGTCGGGCTGGCCTCGGTCTTCGAGCGCCACTTCAACAACCCCGAACACGACCTGCCGGCGACGGCGCACACCCGGGCGAAGTCGAGGGCGTTCAGCGATCTGTTCGGCCTGGGTGAGGTGAGTGCCGAGGAAATGTATGACCAGCCGGCCCCGACGTCGGGGCTCGGGCGCAAGCGTTCTGCCCCGCGCCGCGCCCCGGCGGGGGAGCGCGACGAGGGGCCTGACAACGCTAGTGACGCCGGGCTCGCCAAAGGCGTCACCGAGCTCGAGGCGCGTCTCATGGATCTCGACCCGGCCGACCGCAACCGCTTCAAGGACTGGAGAAAGGCGACGGGCATGGAATGGCCGCCGGCCACGCTGCGTGACTTCGCCGCCATGGTCAGCGAGGTCAGCAGGATCGAGGAGGACGCCGCACTGGACGCCGACACCTACGACGGATGATCTGCCCGAGCTGTGGCGCCGAGCTGGACATCGAACTGGTGAACATGACCGGCACGCCCGACATGATCGCCACCGTCCGCGAGGCGTGGAACGAGGCCGAGCAGGAGGCCCTGCTGCGCGAGGCCAAACGGGGCGAGCGTCAGGACGAGGCGGGCTGGTGAGTCACAACGCCAACGTCGCCGTATGGAAATACTCCGACCCGGCCTTGACGCCGATCCAGCTCCTGGTCCTCGTCGCCCTGGCCGACTACGCGAACCCCGACTCGGCCTTGTTGTGGCCGTCGTTCGACAACGTCGCCACCCGTTGCCATGTGTCCCGTTCGACGGTCAAGCGAGCCGTGGCAGAACTGGTGGCGATGGGACAACTCGAACGGGTCCGACAAGGCGGCGGACAGGGTCGCCACGACACGACGGTGTTCCGATTCTGCCTTGTGGACAACCTGGGGGGAAAGGGGGTCACTCTGAACCCCTTAGCTCTGAAAGGGGGTCAGATACGCGCATTAAGGGGGTCAGAGACGACCGTTAAGGGGGTCACTGGTGAACCACAAACCAGAAAGAACCCGAATGAACCTCGCGCGCGCGTGCGCGAGGAACCTCCACCGATGCCCGACAAGGCCGAACTGGCCAACCGCATCGTCGACGCCAAGTCCTGTATCGGTCGCTCTGAGCGGGGGGCGTGAACCGTGCCCGCCATCACGCCCGAACCGAGCAGCGCTCTGAGCAGCGGGCCACCCATGGCTGACGTGGTCTATTTCGAGGAAACGCTCGACGGCCACGTCTATGTTGGCTGGTCCGGCGACC